TCGTTTAAACAGTAGCTCTTATTTAGCAGGTATCAAAAACATTCTCCGAAATACACAAACGACTCCACTACTCGCAAGGTCAAGAGTTCAAGATGCTCGCAAATCTGAACGAACTTTACTTGCCAGAGTCGTTTCAGTTCGCAGTCTCAGGTGCTTCGGAAACGGTTTATGCTGCTGACTTTAATGAACGCATAGACATTGTCCCAGTCAGCGACCCGAACATCTTCAGCACCGCGCAGAGGATTGCACAAGCACAAGCGATCCTGCAAATGGCACAATCAGCACCTCAGTTGCATGATATGTACGAAGCATACAAACGTATGTATGAAGCGATCCGCATCCCTGGAATTGATGAGATTTTGAAAAAGCCAGAAGAGGCTCCAAGATTGGATCCGATTGATGAGAATATGTCAGTCATGTACGGCAAACCAATCCGTGCTTTCCCTGAGCAAGATCATGACGCGCACATCGCTGTTCATATGCAGTTTTTACAAGACCCGAGTCTTGCAGGGAATCCAGGAGCCAGAACACTTCAACCAGTTTTGGTCGCACACATCGCTGAGCACGTTGCGTTGCTTTACAGAAACCGAATGCAAGCCAGCATCGCTGTGCCGCTGCCAGATGTTCCTGATTTAAGAGACAAAGACTTTAAATTTGAGGATATTGATCCGAGGGCAGACATGATAATCAGCCAACGAGCTGCACAAGTTGTTCAGCAAGCACCTCAGATGCAAGCAATCCAGTCATTAATGCAAGGTCAACAGCAAGGTCAGCAAAATCCTTTGGACTATGCCAAGCAGTTGGCAGAACTAGAGGCACAAGCACTTCAAGCCAAAACGCAGGCTGAAATTCAAGTCGACCAAGCAAAAGCCCAGTCTGATATGCAAATTGACCAAGCCAAAGCTGCACAAAACATTCAGATTCAACAAGTTAAACTCGAAGCAGATCTTCAAGCAAAAATTGCTAAACTAGAGGCTGATTTGCAGATTGAGCGAGAAAAAAACGCAATGAAAATTCAACAGGAGATTATAAATGGCAGAAACAATTGATGAGATGATGGCGCGAGTTACTGCGCTCCAGCAACCTGTCAATCCTTCAGAGTTCAGCGGAGCATTGGGAGCAGTTGGCAGTCAGGAATCAGGGATGCTGGCTCAATCTGCACCGATGGACACGACTGAGCAAGGCATGATGGAGTATTTAATGCGCAAAGTTGAAGAGATAAAATCAGGACTGAGGGATTCTGGTTCTCAAGATGCGATGCAAAATTACATGTCCAATCTCCGAGGGCAAGGTCAAATTTCAAACCCAGAACTAGAAGCTATGATGAGATCAAAACAAATCAACCAACCAATGCCGCCAGCACAAGGTCAAATTTCAAACCCAGAGCTGGATGCTATGATGAGATCGAGAGGAAAATAAAATGGAAATTAATGTAGACAACATGGAGCAAAACGCAGAGCTGTTCATGGAAAAGATGGGCTTTGCTCACGACAGCGCAGGACTGGACATGACTGATGACCAGTTGGTGAATTTTCTTTTAATTTGCCAGCAGATAGAGTATGGGATTGGAGAAGAGCCAGAAGATGAGATGGAAGAAGATGGAGTCACAGTCAAAGTCATAAAAGGCAAAGGTGGCGACATGAGCTCGATCATGGATGAAGTTTTAGGGCATGGTGGTCCAGAGATGGAGTATTAAAATCATCAATGCCAGTTCGTAAAGTAAAAGGTGGTTACCAGTGGGGAGAAAGAGGGAAAGTATACAAAACTCGTGCCCTTGCGGAGCGACAAGCACGTGCAGCTTATGCTTCTGGTTACACAGGAAACAAAAGGGTGAAAAAGAATGCAAAAGCGTAAATTTGCAAAACAACCAAAAACTAAAGGTGGGGTAAACAAAAGCTATGTGCGAGGGGCGAAAAACCCAAAAGCACAAGAGGCTGAAATAAAAAGTACCGCAAAGAAGTACAAAGAGGGTAAACTTACCAAAGCGGATATGGACAGGATAGCTAAGAAAAGGTCTAAAAATGTCACAAAAAAGTACAAAAAAGCCAGCGAAGCCCGCAAAAAAAGACTCGCCTAAGGGTGGTAGTTCTTTAAATGCTGCGATTGATAAATACAGCAAATCTTCAGGCATCTCCAAAGACAAACTCCGGAAAGTCGCAAAGCGCGGCATGGGTGCTTTTTATTCCTCCGGCTCAAAGCCAGGACAAACACCAACATCATGGGCGATTGGTCGGGTCAGATCTTTTGCAACAGGCAAAGGTGGTGCTCGCAAAGCAGATGCAGATATTTTAAAAGGTAAAAAGAAAACAAAAAAGGCATAGGAGTTTAAAATGGCTAAAGGTGTAAAGCATTATTTTAAAAATGGCAAAGAACACAAAGGTGCTACGCACAAAGATGCGAAAGGTAGAATTATGTCTGGTAAAACTCATACATCATCTAGTAAATATCTTGTTCACAAAAAAGATTTATCACTTGCTGCTAAAAAAAGAGCAAATGCATAATGGCTGAGTACAAAGGACGCAAAGTAACTCTTAACAAGCCTAGGAGAATAGCCAAAGGTGAAACATCTTACGGAAAAAAGAAATCTGTTGTTTATGTTAAGGATGGCGATCGGGTTAAACGAGTTACATTCGGAGACCCGAATATGAAGATCAAAAAAAATCAGCCAGGACGCAGAAGCAATTTCCGCTCACGCCACAATTGCGAAACTCCTGGACCTAAAACAAAAGCACGATATTGGTCGTGCAAAGCGTGGTGACATGGCAAAAGCATCGATTAAAAAAGTAGCAAACGCAGAGATCCGCGCAGCAAAGAGTTTTTTGGAGCGCAGAGGATTGAAAACTGAGGATTTGAGTCCTAAGAAGTTCGCTATGGCAGCAAAGGAACTCGACAAAGGATTTAAAGAAACTTTGGAGATTTTAGCAAAACAACTTTCCGGAGGTCAGGTGTGAATAATGACCTTGTAAGATTTCTTTTTTCTTTGGGCATGAAAGCAGAAGCAATCGAGGATCAACTTGGGATTAAAGTGCAAAGCGAGAGCTCGCAATACGAGGATCCACAATATGAGCCAACAAGTTATAGGTTTGGTGCTTTGGATTTTACACCAACAGTAAGTGCAAATTTAGGGATTGGAGGATCAAAGTCCCGAGATGTCGCTCAGCAGCAAACACAAGGTGGTGGTCGGTTGGGTGGTTCAGTTAGACTGCCGAGCGGAACATCTTTCGGAGGAGGAGTCTCCGGCAGTTACTACCGAGGAAAAGAAAATTTTTCTCCTAGGCTGCAAGAGTTCGGTGAGCCAGCTTCTGTGACTTCTGGACCGAGTGGGATGGTTAACAGTTATGATGCTTTTGTTAATTTACCAAGTGGAGTTAACGTAAGCGGATCTTACCAACCACAAACTGATGATTACAACATCATGGCTAGGATAAGGAAAGAGTTCTGATGGCAGTTAAACCTAATGACGATTTTGAAAAATACGGTGACCTTAAAACTTTTGAACCATCTTTGAGGCAAGAGCACTCGGATGTGATTGCTGATTATCTTGAGAGCATGGGCGTTGCTTCTACGCCACAAACTGCCCGAGACATGGCAGAAGGTTTAACAGGTTCAAATAATCCCAGCTATGGGTTTGCTGATATGATGGGTGTTGCAGATTTCACTCCTGTGGGTTTAATGTATGCTGCTGATGAGGTTAAAACAGGATATGAGCAAGCAAAAAAAGGTACAGATTATATTATACCAACCCTTGCTGCAGGAGTCTCTGCTTTAGAGGCATATCCATTGACGAGAGCATTAACGATTCCTGTTAAGAGATTCATACAAAGACTAGGAGATAAATCAGCAAACCTGCCGACAGATGTCGGGAGAAGAGCTGCAAATAAGAAGAGGTAACTAAATGGCTGCAGGGAAAGCAATAAAAGCACTTGGGGAAGAAGTTGTAGAGTATATAGATCGCCTTTTGACCAAGCAGAGTAAAAATTTCGAAACCAATCAGTTAAGAGCTGACGAAGATCTTGACCTGAGTCAGAGTTTTCGACCAGACCCAGAATATCTTGATTATGCTGTTGATGAGATGGGTGAGCCAATTAATGCATTTTTGCAACAACCTCCGCAAGATGTCCTCCGAAGCAATCAATTTTTCGACCCGAATGCGATTCAAAAATTAGCAATGGCGAGCAAGAAGAATGATTATTTGGACGACATTCAAGAGTCCCACATGGCGATGGTTACTCCCAAAACGCACAGAGCACTCAATCCACCTTTGTACTCAGACAATCCTGAAGCTCTGAAAAAAATGTATCCTAGCATGGATCCTGATACAGTAGACAAACAAGCATCAACAAGTCTTGCCAAGATAAAATATCTCGAAGAGCTTTTTAAAAACAAAGAATTCCCAAAAGGAGCAGCTGATTTTGAGACTAGCGGAGGCAAGCCATACGAAGATTACGTAACAAGGCAATACCAAGGAGTTCAAGAAACTCCAAGCATAATGGTTGAACTTGCTGAAGACGGATCTCTACGAGTGGTTGGGCATGAAGGTCGTCATACTTCAAGAGCTCTTGAAAATTTAGGTCGTGGAGACCAGCCATATTTAACAGAGATAAAAAACGCGAGCGCAGACGAGATTAACCTTAAAGACCTACCACCAGACACTCCTGTTTATAATGATGTTGGCAGAGGTTCTAATCTTGATGGCCCTGCTCCTGAGAAAATGGGAACTCTTGGGGATCTTTTAAAAATTATTTACGGAGTTGCTCCAGTGGCTGGTGCATTGCCAGCTGTGGAGCGGTATATTGATGAGTCTAGGATGGTCATGCCATGATCAACCGAAGCTCTTTTTCTTCATTAATGTCAAAAGGAGACAAAAACATGTACGGCAAAAAGAAAAAACAAGAGCAAAAGAAAACTAGAACTACAAGAACTGCAAAGAAACCTAAAACTAGAAAGAGAAGCTACGGTTAATGAGTAATTCTGAAAAGATTACTTGGGAAGAACAAAACGTTGTTAACGTTTTTGTCAAAGGCATTTCAATGCAAACTGAAACAGGATTAAAAGAAAATGACAGTGACAGATCTGCTGAGCCTAATCAAAAACAATCTCAGGAAAGAGAAAACAGCGATAGCGAATAATATGGTTGAAGGTCGTATGAGTGACTTTGAATCGTATTCTCGAAACGTCGGTTTTGCTGAAGGGCTGGAAACAGCCTGTGAGCTGATTGACGAAACTTTAAAGCAACTAGAAGAAAAGGATGAATAAACATGTCTCATCAGCATGAAGAAGAAGTAAAAGAATTAACCCCAGAGGAATATCCAAAACCAATGGGTTGGAAAGTTTTAGTCAAGCCCAATGAAGCCAAAACAAAAACCAAAGGTGGGATTCTGCTCGCAAGCATAAGTCAAGACAATGAGCAATATCTTATAGCCCATGGTCATATTTTGTCTATGGGAGATTTGGCTTACAGAGATCGAGACTCAGGTCAGGCTTGGAAAGGCTCTTGGCCAAGTGTCGGTAGCCGAGTTACTTATGGCAAGTATGCCGGACAGAAGCTCGTAATTAACGGAGTTAAAATGTTGTTGTTGAATGATGATGAAGTAACATCTATCCTTCCTGACGATGCCATTATAACTTCATACGTCGAATAGGCGCAAACCATGGAGGACGCCAACCATGTCACAAGATGATATTTTAGCAGAATTGGAAGCTGAAGTCCAGCAAGCCAAAAAACAATCAGGACAAGAAACTGAAGAATCTTTGGAAATTGAATTAGAGCCAGAAGCAAAGGAGCCTGTTGAGGAGCCTGAGAATAAAGCTGATTCTGAAGAAGATCCTGAGGAATATAGTAAAAAAGTTCAAAACAGAATTAAAAAACTTGTTGAACAAAGAAGGAAAGCAGAGTTGCAAACTGCAGAGCAGCAACAAGAAGTTGCTCAGCTGAAAGCTAGGCTCGCACGACTGGAGCAAGGCAGCACTCAGCGAGCTGAAAACGACTTTAACACTCGTTATCAGCAAACCAAAGCAGCACTCGCAAAATCAGTTGAAGAAGGCGATACAAATGCACAGCTTGAATTCACTGAACAAATAGCAGACATGAGAGCTGCTATGAGGATTGCAGAACTTCAAAAAATGCAGCGTCAACAAGAAACAGTTTCCCCGACAGTTGGTCGTGCTCAACAGCAAGTCCAAACTCCAGCTCCTCAAAGAGCAATGGACTGGTGGGAGAAGAATCGTTGGTTTAAAGCCCCAGGATATGAAAGGGAAACTGAGCTCGCTAGGAGCATAGATGCCCAATTGGATCTTGAAGGTTACGACAAAGATTCTGCAGAATATTACGAAATACTTAATAACCGTTTACAAAAAATCTTTCCCGAGTTAAAATCAGGGACAGAAGAACTTAAAAAACCCAGAGAAAAAAGCAGAGCACCTGTCGCCCCAACTGCTGGCGGATCTGGGGTTTATAAGGGGAACAGAGTCAAAATGTCACAAGATCAGTTGAGAATGGCAAGGGAACTTGGAATTCAAGACGAGAAAAGCCTTAAATTATATGCCGAAGAAGTTCGTCGGCAAAATAGGAGTTAAACATGACTGAAAAAAGAAATGTGCGTGCACAAGAGACTCGTTCCAACAAACGTGCTGAAGAGGCTAGGCCAGACACAGCATGGAAACCACCATCATTGTTAGACGCACCCGAACCCAGAACTGGGATGGTCCAACGGTGGATAGCTACCTCGATTCAGGGTAAGGAAAATCCAGACAACGTATACAAACGTATGCGGGCTGGCTGGAACCCTCGCCCTGCTGATACTGTGAAAGATAAGAGATACCCAACTATTAATCATGGACAGTGGGCAGGCTCGATAGGAATTGAAGGCATGATCTTATGTGAAATGCCAGAGGAAAAATTCAAATCTATGAAAGATTATATGCATAGTCGTAACGTAGAGCAGAATCAATCCATTCCTGGAGAACTTGATGCGATGGCAAGATCTGGGGGCATTCCGATTCAACAGAATCGGGAATCAACAACGAGTCGTGGTCGGGATATCCCCGTCATGACTGACGATTAACTGCTATTAATTTTTAAGGAGTAGCGAAAATGGCAAATGCAGATGCAGCCTTTGGGTTCGTCCCACTTCGCCACATGAGCGGTTATGCACCTCGTGCAAACAAATACACTATTACTTCTGGACTCGCAGAGAATATTTTCACTGGTGACGCTGTTATTTTAGCTGCCGATGGAACTCTTCAGCCTGCAGCAGCAACTGAAGTAAACATTATTGGTGTATTTGGAGGATGTTCATACACTGCAAGTGATGGCTCTTATGTTTACAGCGAATACTGGCCAACAGGAACAGTAGCAACAGATATCATCGCTTATGTGTATGATGATCCGTATATTGTTTTCAAGGCACAATCCGCAGGGTCTCCTGCCCAAACAAATATCGGCAACTGTGCTGATATCGTAGCTGGTGCAGGTTCAACAACAACTGGAACGTCTGGTTTTGAAATTTCAGGAACCATGGCAGCTGGCACAGCTCAAACTAAAATCGTTGCGATTTATGACGCACCGGAAAATAGTTTTGGCGCCAATGCTGTTATGGAAGTGCTCATAAACGAGCACCTTCTGAAAGATTCAGCTGGCATTTAACGGAGGGCAATAACAATGGCAATGAATAGAGCGCAATTTGCAAAAATGCTCGAGCCAGGACTCAATACCCTCTTTGGCTTAGAGTACGATCAATATCCACCCGAGTGGTCAACTGTTTTCTCAACAAACTCTTCTCAAAAAGCATTTGAAGAAGATGTTCTGTTGGAAGGCTTTGGGAATGCACCAGTTAAAGCTGAAGGAGCTGCAGTGTCTTACGATGCCGCATCTCAGCAGTGGACTGCGCGTTACCAGCATGATACTATCGCTTTGGCATTCAGCATAACTGAAGAAGCTGAAGAAGATGGTCTTTATGGTTCGATTGCTTCTCGTTACACAAAAGCACTAGCACGCTCGATGGCTTCCACAAAGGAAATCAAAGCTGCTAATGTTTTGAACAATGCTTTTGCAGGTTCAGGTGTGACTGGCGGTGATGGAGTTACTTTGTGCGCGACCAACCACCCGACTCGGAGTGGTAATCAGTCAAACACACTAGCAACTGCAGCTGACCTTTCAGAGACTTCTTTAGAGCAAATGCTTATCCAAATCGCTGATATGAAAGATGATCGTGGTTTGAGAATCGCAGCACAAGGTAAAATGTTGGTGATCCCAACTGCTTACAGCTTTGTTGCAGAGCGACTGCTTGAGTCTCAGTTGAGAACTGGAACGGCTGACAACGACATTAACGCGATCCGAGCAGGTGGTTACCTACCTCAAGGTTATCATGTTATGCGTCGTTTGACTGATTCAGATGCATTCTTCCTCGTGACGGATGTTCCTGATGGTCTTAAGCACTTCCAGCGTTCACCGCTCAAGAAGGGCATGGAAGGTGATTTCGAAACTGGCAATGTCCGCTATAAAGTACGCGAGCGATATTCGTTCGGGTTTACTGACTGGCGTGGTGTGTTCGGTTCCGAAGGAGCTTAATCCACAAGTGTTAGGGGGAGAGCTAGTCTCTCCCCATTCTTAAATCCTGACTGCTTAGGCAGGCATTAAAAAAGACAGGAAAATATCATGGCTAGAACAACTTTCTCAGGTCCAGTAAGAGTAGGAAAAGCTCAACAGACCAGTAATCCAGAGGTGGCAGGAGCAGTAACTCTTGTTGCAGAAGCATATATTGCAGACCCAACAGCTGCAACTACAACACTTTTACGCCGAGGTTCAGCTGCAACAGGCAACTCTGCGCTTGAGGTTATCCTCCCTAAGAACGCTATCGTTACTTACATTGAAGCAGAAGCAGACGCTACAGGCGGTACAAACCCTACGTTTGATCTTGGTTGGATAGAAGTTAAAACAGACACACCTGCTTCAGACCCTGATGGGCTGATTGATAATGGCGATGCTGATGCAGGTCATACAGTTTTTAACTTCGCTACAGCAACTGTCGGTGATGATTTTGGCTTTGTAATGAGTTCTAATTATCCAGTAAAAATTACTGGCGGTGTAGGTGCTTCTGCTGCAACTGGCGGAAATATTACATTACGTATTCACTACCATGTATATGACACTTCATTCGGTGCTGATGGTAGTAGTTCATAAGGAGGATTAAATGGCTGATATCGTAAGCACAACTACGATAGCCGACAATCCTAGGGAGGCTGTGTTCGCTTTTCAGTATCAATTTGTAGATACAGGAGATGAGAACGCAGTCACCAAAATTGATGTTTCTACTCTTTCGCCTAGCTCAGATGGTGAGCCTTGTGTTGGAGTTAGAATCATTGAGGGTTGGTGGGTTATAAAAAGCATGACTGTCAGAATACTTGCTGCTGCTGATGTTAATATTATCATGATGAATATTGGTGATGATGATATTGGTTATCATGATTTCACAAAATTCGGTGGTCTACCTTCAACTAAGTCTTATGGCACAAACCCAACAGGAGACGTAAAATTCTCAACAGATGGCGCAGGTGCTGTCGGAGATTCTTATCAGGTCGTGTTAAGGGTTGTAAAAGAGTATTAAAAGAAAGAGCGACTTGTTCGCTCGATCTTTCTCTTAGGAGATTTTATGGCAACTTCAAATACAGTCGCTTTTCAACCAGACATTGAAGAAATTATAGCAGAGGCATTTGAACGATGCGGCATGGACGCTCAGTCTTTAACAGGCTATCAGTCTCTTGCAGCTCGTAGAAGTCTCAATCTGCTTTTCAGTGAATGGGCTAACAGAGGCATAAATTATTGGGCAGTTCAAAACAATACATTGGCTCTGGTTAAAGATACGACCACATACACATTGCCTGCTGGAACGATAGATTTAATAGATGTTGTTGTTCGTCAAACAACAGGAGGCACAACAACAGATACAGTTGTAGAACGCATAAGTATTGCTGAATACAATCAGCTCCCTGATAAAAGTTCTTCAGGCAAGCCAACACAGTACATGCTTAACAAACAGTACACACCAATACTTTACACTTGGCAAGTTCCTGACAGAAATGATTACAGCCTTGTTTATTGGTCAATAAACCAATTAGAAGATATAACTGCTAGCAATCAAGATGCTGATATCCCTTATCGGTGGTCAGATTGTATATGCGCAGGATTGGCAAGCAAACTGGCTTTGAAATATCAACCAGAGCGATTCGCGATTCTTGCACAAGCATATGAACAATCATTTGAGTATGCATCAGAAACCGACAATGATGGTGTTACATTAAGAGTCAGACCTACAGGGATGAATTTATACTGAGATGGCATCAACTGCGCGTAAAGCAAAAGGAAAAAAATCACAAGCAATAAGTGATGTTTCTGGCTTTCAGGTTCCTTATAAAGATCTGAAAACAACTTGGGAAGGTTTCCGAGTTGAGCCTGAAGAGTATGATCCAAAACACCCTCAGCTTACGCCAGCAAGGAATGTAATAGATGCAACTGCACTTTTTAAACCCAGACCCAACACAGATCCTGAGAATGTAGATGTCCCTATTGGTTATTCTTTTGATCCGTTTATACCAATCCAACAAAGACCTCCTGTTGGAGTTCCTGCGACTGGTTTTGTTGGGTCTGCTGTTGTTGGTGTTGATCCGAGTGTTTCTGTTTCTTCCGTAACAGGAACTGGAGAAATTGGTGTCTTTACATTATTTATAACATTAGATGTTAACTCAACAGGTGTTGCAGGCACAGGCGAGACAGGCACAGAAACTCTTGAAGCTGGCATTGTTGAGACAGGTGTTGCAGGCACAGGTGAAGTGGGCACAGAAATTCCTGAAGCTGGCATTGTTGAGACAGGAGTTGGAGCAACAGGCGAGACAGGCACAGAA